TCGATCCTTTTGGAACAGATTCTGATCTATCCGAAGTGGTCGAGAATCAAGCCTACACTCCAGGCTAATGGCCAATTGATGGGCTCGCTCCTCTCGTTCCCGATCCTCTGCTTGGCGAATTTCTACGCCTACATCAGGGCTCGTCCCGACTGGAGCTCCCTCCTTCGGAGCCGTCAACGCATGATGCGCTTGCCGGTCCGAATCAATGGAGATGACATCTTGTTCAAGGCCTCCCAAGCCCTGTACAACAGTTGGAAGGTGTCCACCTCTTCGGTGGGCTTCTCCCTTTCTGTTGGGAAGAATTTCTTCCACAAGTGGTTTCTGACCGTTAATTCGGTCCCCATCGCCTTTACCTGGAACACCCTTAACTTCTTCAAGGGTATCGCGTGGGCCGACATCGAGGAGGGTGGAAACACCCTCCCCCCCCTTCCCGGGTTCTTTGTCCGGATTGGAGGGTTTTTGAATGTCGGCCTACTCACCGGCCAAGCGAAGCTTACAGGACGGGAATCCCTCGGATCGATTCCCCTCTCGGGTTGGCATTCTGGCTCGGTTCTTTCTGCACTGAACCCCGCCCAGGCCCACCGATGGTTCCTCAAATACCACCGGTCCGAGATCCTGAAGCAGACACGCTTCGGTCGTCATACCTTGAACCTCTTCGCCCACCCTCTTTTGGGTGGTCTGGGGTTCACCATTCCGCCTGGAGTGGTCCCAAGGTATGACGACTTTCAGCGTCGTCTGGCCTCTTCGCTCTTTGAAAGTGCCCTCGTCGCCTACGAGGGGGAGGAGTCTGACTTCCCTCTGGAGTCCGTGGTATTTCTTTCCACGGAGTCCTCAGGTTCCCGGCTCCTGGGTCGCAAGTCCCGGAAGGTACGTGTCGAACTTTATCCCAAGGGCTCCCCCCTTCCTAAGGATTGGGAGGAGTTTGTTGACACGTCCGGGATCGAGCCTCTGCCTCTAGGACAGAACTATGTCCAGGACATGCTCCAGTGGGAGGAGGAGGAGGACGAGAGTGACCCTTCCGGTCCTCGCGTCCGTTGCCGTCTCACCGACGCGCAGCTTAAGCGCCTTTCTAGGCGCTTTGGTTTGGACGCGGTCCCCCTCCTCCCCATCGAGAAGATGGGGGACTTTCCCTTCATCCCCGTACGTGTTCACAACGCGCAGGATCCTATCCTCGTGCAGGAGAACCCTACGGTGATCCAGGAGGTCCCTTCCCCTTTGCCTCTCGAGAGGCAGATCGCCTCTCCAGTCCCGATTCCCACCCCTGTCGGAGTGGAGGATTGGGAGCTCCCCGGTGTTTCTCTGCGCCTCTTTCGAGACGTGGTGATCAACCCGGGGGTTGTGGCTCCCACCCCGGAGGCCTTCCCGTACATCAACCAATTGAGTAATTCCTGGTTCTCAGGTCTCTATGTTGGTGATGAACGGACCCGCGCCTCTGAGCGCCCCCATGGCTATGTTTATAGCCGTAAGGGAGGTCGACGGTGGTAATCGGACGGCAGCCTTAGGGGGGCTTTGTTCCCCAGGGAGTCTGGTCCGCAACACGAATTCGTGTTCGGTCCCAAAACGGTGTCTTAAATTCGAAGACTTAAAACTTCCGTGCTAACCAAAATGCCGAGAGACTGCACGGCGACTAGCCTTTGGGCTATCGACCAGATGTACAGTCCCCGCGTGATTCGGGCCTTCCCCACAAATCACACACGAGACGATGAATCGTCTCTTTCAGAAGCCCTTGAAGAATGTTTCCAGGAAGGTCCTTGGAGAGAATAACCCCTTCGATGATGAACGGGTTCTTCGCTCTTTGGGCCTCCCTGTTGGAGCCCGCAAGGCAAGGTCGCGCAAAGCTGCTCCTCGCAGTAGGAACCCTGTTCCTCGCGTCTCTCGCACTCCTGCTGTCCGTTCTATTGCCGCGGCCTCGGCCTACGGCATTGGTCTCAGGTCCACCCAGCCCCGCGTTCAACGCAACGGCTTTCTCTCGACCCGGATCAAGCATCGCGAGCTCCTCTTCAACATTGTCGGCACGAGTACTTTTACCTCGGCGCTGACTGTCCCCCTCCAACCGGGACTTCCTGCCTTCGGGCCCTGGATCGCTACTCAAGCCCAGGGGTGGGAGCAGTACAGACTTCACCAAGTGAAGGTCTGTTACTACTCCCGCTGTGGCACTGCCACGCCCGGTACGGTGATGTTGGTCCCCGATTACAACTCGGCGGACTCGGCTCCCACCAACGAGACCCTCGCCAGTTCCTTTCGGGACACTGTTGAGGATGTCCCCTGGACACCGGAGTTCACTCTCACCTGTGACCCAGTCTCAATGGCGGAGCCAGGTCCTCGGAAGTACATCCGAACTGGCCCACTCCAGGCCAACCAAGACATCAAGACCTATGACTCTGGTCAGGTCTTCATTTGCACCAATGACGGCACTGCCGTGAATTGGGGCAAGGCCTGGATCGAGTACGATGTGGAATTTTTCGTTCCCGTTGTACCAGCCCAGTCCGTCCTTTCGGGTGGCTCCGTGGCCAACCCAACCGGCCTTGGCCTGGGGTCGAATTTCCCTTTGGGGACTTCGATCGCCTCGTCAGGCTCCATTGGCCTTACCTTCAGTGGAGTCAACTGCGCGATCACCAACTTGATTGTTGGTGAGTCATACAAGTTGACCTACTCTTTTGGCGGAACGACTGCTTCGGGCTCTCTCACGATGAACGCCGTTTCTGGCGCCACCATGGTGACGAACCCGTTCAATTTCATTTCCACCTCTACCACTGGCAAGGCCACCCAGAACTCGGGTCTCTCCGCGACCTTCACGGCCACTCTACCCACTGCGGTAATCTCCGTGAACAACGTCACGGTCACTGGACCTCTCTACGCTCTTTGCGAGTGTGTCCAGATGCCGGTTCTGAATGGTGTCCCCTTTAATTGAAGGAGGACCCATGGCGAATGGGGGCATTTTAGGAATGGGCCTTGAGGGGAAACTTCTCCCTGAGTTGGCTCAAACCGTGCCCACGGGCCTCACAACCCGCGCCACCAAGTTGCGGCTCCAAATCATGCGCCGTGAGAAATGGAGAGTGTGACAGATGCCGTTTCTTCGAGGGATATTGTAGCCCCTCGTAGATAGGCTGATGACGCGTGACCGGCAAGCGATAACAAGCTCGCGCCGGCTCACACTCAACCTACAGTTTCCAATTGGAGACCCCAGAGTCACTGGGTACCAACTGTCGGACACAATATGTCCGGGTCCTGGATCTTCCAGGCCGGGGACGGGCCATCATACCCGTACACCTACC